CAAAAGCCCTACATTGGCCATGGCCGAGGCGCGCGTGGCACCGGCGGTAGCCAACGCCATCATCCGGGTGGTCACAGTGGCAACTTTTTGGGCGGCGCTGTGGGCGAGGGTGCGAATCGTCACACCCTTTAAACGCAGGCTGACCAACGTATACATTTCCTGGGCCTTAGCGATACCGGTACTCGCAAAAGACCAGGCGTAGCCTGCAGCGATAACTGTGGTTGTCAGAGCAACTGTCCCCCCCACGAGGAGGCCCACAACCTTTGTCACCATAGGAAATTTTTCCGCTGCGGCGGTGACGCCCCGTGTGATGAACGCAAGGCCATGGGCCGCTGCCGTAATCGCCGGAGTAAGGGTATTCCCGAGCACAATGGCAATGCCTTCCGCCGCCGAGCCAAGCCCTTTGAGGGCACCAATGGTGGTGTTGTCCATTACCTTGGCGATTTGCTCCGCCGCGCCTTTGGAGTTCTGGACCTTCTTGATGTACTCCTGAATGCCGTTTTCACCGGCCTGGGAGAGCAGCTCGGTGAGACCCGCCGCCGAGACCTTGCCGAAAATGGTCTTCACAACGTCCAGCTTTTCGGCGTTGCCCATGTTTTTGGTGGCCTTGGAGAGATCCCCGAGAATTCCCGTCATGGGCCGTATGTTCCCCTGAGCATCAGCGGTGCTGACCCCCAGTTTTTTCAAAGCTTCGGATGCCTCCGCGGACGGCGACGCAATCCCCATCACCATGCCCTTGAGCGTGGTACCGGCCATACTCGCCTTGATCCCCACGTTGCCCAACAGCCCGGCCATGGCCGAGGTCTCCTCCAGGGACATCCCCGCCTTGGAGGCGATGGGGGCCACGTACTTCATGGTCTCCCCAAGCATCTCAAGGGAGGTGTTGGAGCTGGTGAAGGTTCGGGTGAGCACGTCGGAGACGCGGCCCATCTCCGTTGCCTTCAGACCAAAACCAGACATGATGTCCGATGCGATATCCGACGCCAGCCCCAAGTCCACAGCTCCGGCTTTCGCCATGTTGAGAACACCCGGCATGGCTGAAACGATTTGGGTTGTGCTGAACCCCGCCATGCCCAGGTACTTCATGCCTTGAGCCGCTTCACTGGCCGAAAAGGAGGTGGTGGAACCCAGGAGCCGCGCCTTAGCCGTCAAAGCTTCGAAATCTTTTCCGGTCGCCCCGGTGAGGGATTTGACTTCAGCCATGCTCTGCTCGAACCGAGCGGCAATCATGGTGGGAAACGCAACGGCAGCCCCGATGGCCGCCGCGTCAAACAGCTTGCCCTGCATCTCCCCGCGCTTGCCTCGCAGAGTTTTCTGCTTCATCATGATACTTTGAAGCTTCTCTTCTTTTCGCCTCGCAAAATCGATGGACTCTGCGAGATCCTCGTTGTGTTTCGCAAGCGCCTTGGTTTTCATACCCGCGGCGCTTAACTCACGCTTTAGCGTAACAAGCGTTTTCCCCTGTCCTCGCATGGATGTTTTCAACTCTTTCGCTTTTCGGTTCGCCTCTTCAAACCGGTTTTGAAGTAGCTTTGTCGGTTTTGCTGTCGCGGCAAGTTCGGAGGCAAACCGCTTGCTTGCCTCACGAGCTTCAGAAAATTCGGCTTTTATTGCCTGGGTTTTCTCATTTGCAGAGGTCATCTCATGTTTTAATTTGGCAAGAGATGTCTTCTGGCTGTCCAACGAAGTTTTCAGCAGTTGAGTTTTTTGTTTGGCGGCGACAAATTGATCTTGGAGCGTCTTTGTCGGCTTTGCTGTCGCAGCAATTTCGGATGCAAGCAGCTTGCTTGCCTCCCGAGCTTCGGAGAATTCGGTTTTTGTCGTCTGAACTTTCTCATTCGCTGAGGCCATTTCATGCTTTAGTTTGGCAAAAGCGGTTTTTTGGCTGCCCAGCGAGGCCTCCAGTTTTCTTGTCTTGTGATCGGCCGCTTCAAATTGGCTCCCCAGCTTTTGTGCATGGCTTTCCGTCAGAGCAATTTCGGTGGCAAGCTGCCTGCTCTCCTCTTCGGCTTTTTTAAATTGATGTCCAAGATCTACGATCTCTTTTTGAAGTGGTCCAAACCTGCTTGTTTCCTTACGAGCTTTTTCGAGGGATACGATCTTCTGTCCCAGCATGCCCACTGTTTTGGAAGCGTTTAAGACCGAGCCGGTGAATTTCTGGCTTACCACGCCGCTCAGCTTGATCCCTATCTCGTGTACTTTTGCAGCCATTATTTCACCGCCTCGTTAATCACAGTTAACCAATCGAAGAGTTGTGGCAGGGGCATTCGGTAATAGAAATCCACGCCGGTATGCGATGCCCTTGCCATATCAAAACAGAGTGTTTTTGCCTGTTTTACCGTTAACTCTCCGTACCGAGCAAAAAACTCTGTACCCCAGACACGACCTTATGACATTCCTTCAGGGGCAATGCCATGATGGCCTCAAAGGGGTACTGTGTTGCACGCGACGCAAGCGCAGCACAGTACCCGGAGCTGATCAACAAAGGCACCACAGGGTGCCCACCTGTGGCAAAATACTCCCGTTCCGCCTGAGCCATGTCCTCACCGGTGAGGCTATCAAGGTCCAAGTTGATTTCGTTGATCTCTTTTCCTTCAAACGTGATCGCTTTTTTCAGTACAATTTTCATCTTGTCTCTCCTGTTGTTCATTAAGATTGTCTACGCGTAGACATCGGTTTTTGATTTACAGCCCCAGGGCCTTGTTTACCTCCTCCAGGCAGTCCACGCCGTTCACCACGTAGACGTTGTTGAGCTTGTCGATGAGGATGTTCTCAACCCCGTCAATCATCAGGTTGAAACGGGTGAGCTCCAGCTCCACGCTGGAGTCGTTGCCTTCCCCAACGGCAAACTTGCCGAGGCTGGTCTTTTTGGTGGAGCCCTGCCCGGAGATCCTCACGGGTTTCACCTTGCGTTTCCCCGTGGCCATGTCCTGAACCTGCAGAGACCCTCGGAGATCAACCACATGGGGGATGGGCATGCTAAAGAGGGTCATGTCCAGGGTGACGGTTCGGAAATTGATGGTCATGGTCATGGCCCCGATGTGCCCGATGATGGGAACGGAGATCTCGCCCAGAATACCGGCCCCCTTGATGGCTGCGTTAAGGGGCTCGATGTCCGGCACGGTGACATCCACCACGCCCATCATGTCCTTAGCGCCGTCGTAATAGAGCCGAAAGTTGGTCAGTACCTCAGGCATGTTCGTGCTCATGTGCTCTCTCCTGTGTGGCTCTTGGAATGTCTACGCGTAGACATCCCAAAGCCTGATATGCGAAAAATTAGGCAAAAAGGGTTGAAAAATAGGCCGGATCGTACTCCTGGATGAAGTCGATCTCCCTGGCCGGTGAAGGCGGCGTCATGTAGACATGGAACCGGGAGATCCCGTCCATCATGTCCGTCACGGCGTTTTCATCGGCCTGAAACTCCACCCTCGCGCCCAGGAGGAACTGCCGGGAGACAAGCCCGTCCAGCCACATCTGGGCAGAGTCCCGAATGGTCTCGATGAACCGCCGCTTTGCCGGGGCGTCGAGCTTGGACCAGTGGCTCAGGATCAGGGTGTTGCCCACCCAGGTGAACATCCGGCTCACCGAAATCCAAGAATCTTTGGGGTCGGTGTTGGCGGGATAGCAGGCCGTCCGGTTGCCCCAGCATTTCCACCCGCCGATGAAGTTCAGGGCCGTCACGATGCCGTTGCCGTTCAAATAATTCGCCTGCTCCGGCTGAAGCCACACCTCTTCCCCGTTTGCCACCATGGCGTCCATCTGGAAATTGTGGTTGGATGGCGACGCGTAAGGGATATCCTCGTTGTCCGCATCCACCTGGGCGATGAGCCCGGCAATCTGAGTGGACATATGGAAGGTCTTTTGCCCCAGCTTCACCTTGGGCCAGCAGACGATCTGCGCCGCGTCGGTGAGGTTGTTCTGGTTTTTGTATTCCGGCGCGTCGCTGTACCGGGTCACCGTGGCGTCATCGATGTCGATAATCGCCTTGCAACCAAACAGCCCGTTGATGTTTTTCGCTTTGGCCGTCATCACCGCCGAGACCGTGGAGGCCGAAGACCAGCCCGGGGCCACAACAAGACCAGGCACCAGGCGATACTTGGGGAACACCTCGTTCACCAGCTCCAGGCCGGTGAGTTTTCCCGTGGTACCGTCCACCCCACCCACGATATCCGCAGCCGTTACCTTGGAGGGGTCCGCGTAGGTATAGGTGCGGTTGACTGTGGCATCGGCTGTGATGGTACCGGTGGCAATGCGCCGGATCACCCCGGCAATCCGGTCCACCTCATAATCCGTGTCTTCCACGTAGGTGGTGGCCTTGTCCGAAGAGGTGATCACCACCGGCCCGAGAAGATCCCCATGATCCAAGGTGATAGCGCCATCCGCAAAGGTCGCCTCGCCTTCCGGGGCGGCGGCTTTGTGAACCGCCGGATCAAAGACGTTGATGAAGACAATGGGAGCCAGGGCGAACAGGGCAAAATGGGAATAGATGAACTCACAGAGCGTGTACTTCTCCCAGGCATCCGAATAGCCCAGCAGCTCCACGGCTTCGCTGTAGGTGTAGGCCATGGTCACCTTGTTCACCGGCCCGATCCCGCCCTTTGCCAGGTGCACAGGGGCCGTTCCCACCACCACCGGCAGAGATGCGGACACCTTCCGGGGTGGCGTGATGGACGTGGGCATCTGCGATGCATAAACACCGTGTCTGTATGTCATAATTACTTGGCTCCTTTCGCTTCAGCGTATTTTCGGGCCAGAAGCGACCCAGGGTTGTTGAGGTCGGCCATGGCCATGGCAAGATTTTCCACTGGCACCAGAAAGCGGTTCAGCTCCGTCCGCTTTTTGAAGTAGGCTGCAACCTCTTTGGGCAGGCCGTTTCTGAACACCTGGTACCGGGTGATATGCACCGGCTGCCGAACCTCCGGCCCCACATAAGCGACTTGAGCCGGTTTTTTCTCTTTAACCACTGTTGATGTTATTTTCTTTGTTGCCGCCATCAGAGACATGCCTCCTCTTCTTCCGTTAATGTTTGCCGAATCCCCGCCGTCTCCCACACCGTGGTGATCTCTCCCTCAGCATAGGGACGGGGTTGAAAATACTTCGCGTCCGGATCTCCACATTCCCATTTCACTGGAAGCTTTAAGGTAAACCAGCCGTCCCCGGTTCTTCGACTTGAGAGTACAATCCTCCGGCATCGCGCGGTGAGGTTGAGGATGTCGTTCACACCCGCCTCAACACCCTCCGCCGTGTAGATCCCGCAAAGGATTTTGACAGTTACCTCAGAGCTTTCATCCTGATCGCTGCCGGAGACGGCCTGAAGAATCACGTAAGGGAAATCAATCTGGCCCTGTTTTTTAGAGGGAAGCTCACCAAGAAAGATCTGGGCCGGAGCATAGGCCTCATCCAAGCCGGGAACCCGGAACCGGGGGTCCTTCAGGCCATCGGCCAGCAGGGCCTCAACTCCTTTGATCAGTCCAAAGGGCATCACTTGCCTCCTTTCTGGATCAGGTAGTTCATTTCGTGCGTAAAATTTTTGTCAAAGGTCTCAAGGGCCAGCTCCTGCACATACTTCCGCACTTCGGGGTTGCCGACCATTTGGGGGATGGACACGGATGTCAGCTCTTCGATGGCCTCAAGATACGGTTTTCCATTTCTGCCTTTTTTGCCGGTACGCCGGAAAACGCCGGTATGCCCGCTTTTCATTTTTGCCACAAAGACCGTTCGAACGGGTTTCCTGGTGGCCTTTACTTTGACCGTCAGCGTCGGCGTAGCCCTGCCTGCTTTGCGGGGCCGCTTTGACGGTTCGAAGTTTGCCAGAGGCAATCGAATGGAGCTGAAGATAGCCGTTGCCGACTGGTCCGACCGATTAAACTTAACGACTGCTGCTTTTTTCACAGCCGTTGCCTTGATGTTGTAACGCTTCCTGGCCTCTTGTCCTGCGCGGACTTTGATGCTGGTGGCTGCCCGTCTCAAGGCTCGTGCCATCGCCTGATCGGCTTTTGGGCCGAATGTTTTGAAAAAGAGTGCGACATTCTCCGTGTCTTCCTTAACTTCAATCTCAAACATTATGATTCATTCCTATAAAAAGTGACTTCCAGAAGCCCGAACTCATCCTCTGCCGTCTTCACCCGAAGGGACTCCCCATCCAGATCCACCATCTCATCGGGCACCGGTGCCGCCACCGCCCCTGCGTCAACGGTCACCGTTTTGATTCGAATGTTCACCCCTCGATACTCGGAGCTTTCGACCTCCCCATCCGCCACATCCCCGTAAACGGGCTTGCCGTTCCATAGGATCGTGTCGCCGAACTCGCCGGGGTTCACAAACGCCGCGTTGTCCCGTTCCACCAGCTCATGGAAATTCATGGTTTCACCTGTGAGCCTTTGGCCCGTGTGCCGAACCACCAGGAGATGGCAGCAGACGCCAGGAAGAGCGTCATCTTCACCACTTCCTGATAGATACCCAGGGCGGTCCCCGCATCCAGGGCCGAAGCCCCGATGGAATCAAGAACCCCCTGCACCTCGACTCGGGTGGAGTAAACCTGCCAGATCAGGTAAATGGTGAGGCCGGAACGGGTGAGCCCCCGCACAAAATCTACGATCACAAGAAGAAAGGAGCCAAGCGCACTGGGTTTCACCCCTTTGGAGTAACTGGCCGCGTCGTGCCCGAAACTCTCCACCATCAGCTTGTCCGCTGAAAGGGAGAGGGCGGTCTCAGCCTCTCGCGTAGCTCCCCGGTCCCGGAACTCATACTCCTTGTCCATGGCCTCAAGATCGATCTGCCGGAGCGTCACCTCCTGCTTGTTCACCTGTTTCTGCTTCATCAGGCCGAAGATGTTAGTCACCGCAGATCCGATAAGCCCGAAGGCCGAGCCCGTTATCAATTCAATCATCTGTAAAGCTCCTTAATTGTCAGAGTGAAGGGTTGCCCGGCCAGCTCCCGGTTGAAGCCGCTCACCGCGATGCGGGAGCAGAGTACCGCCCTCTGATTCCCCAGGGTTCCGGTGTACATGCCCAAGGCCACACAGCCGAGCAGGTGGGTCTTGAACCCCTTGGAGACATCCCCCCCATAGTTGGCAGAATGCATCTTGATGTGGGTCCTGCCCGGCACATCCATGATCTGGTAGCACCACCTGAACTTCGGAGAGTAAACCCACCGAACCTCGTAGATCCCCGCAGGGATGCAGGAGATGTTCGGCCTGTTCTCCCTCCTGGGCAGCTCCAGGGTCCGGTAGACTTTTCCTTCAGGTGTCATGATCACGCCGAAGGTCCCCTGGTCGCAGGTTTCCGTGCGAAGCAGCGAGAGCCTCAAGAACCCCCCTTCCCAGCCAGCACCAGGCCGCAGATCTTCAGAGAGGTGGCCCGGAGCCGGTCCAGCTCCTCCGGGGAAAGGTCCCGCGTCTCCCTGCAATAATGGACCCCCACAAAACCCACCGGGTCCCCGTCAAAGGAGAAGATCCCCACCAGATAGAAGGAGCGGACACCCTGCTCCCCCAAGAACTGGTACAGGCCAAAATCCGTGCCCCGAAGGGTCTCAAGGTCCGGGCAATGGATCTCCTTCATCTTCATCATCTCGGTATTCCAGCTCGCAAAAAACGAGTTGGGCAGGCTCTGCAAGGTCGTCATGAGAGGCGAGGCCCCCACCTGCACACGTTCATGGGTATTACTGCACCGGTCAAAATGCACCCCCACCGCGTTCTGGTTGCCGTTGTGATACTGGAAAACGGTGGCGCGCTCGCAATCCAAGTCGATGAGGAGGCCGTCCAAAGCGTCGTTCACCTGCTTGCCCGTCTGCATCTTGCCGAACAGCTCTTTTCGAAAGCGGTTCTTGAGGCGTTGCTGAATCCGAAGCTGCCACCCGTTCCCGGCAAACAGCCCCAGAGCCAGGGTAAAAAGTCCCACCCATGTGCCGTGGCTGTTCATTATCTTTGAACTGACCTCAATGGCCTTCCAGGTTGTTGCGTCCATCTGTTCCAACCCCTTTCGGGCGAATGTCTACGCGTAGACATTCGCCTTAGTCATCCGTATCGAGAAGCTCACGCTCCTCAACCACTGCCACAGCCAGCACAGGCTCCGCCGCCTCACCGTCAATCAACTCCTCCGCGATGTCGGCAGGCAGCACTAAAACCTCCCCGGGCGGGTAATACGTCCCCCCGTGGTTTACAGTCCGAAGCAGGGATACTTTCTTGTCTTTGGCCTTTCGCGCCATGATGGTCTCCTTTGTGTGCCTCCGGCGGGTCTGCCGACGGCCAAGCTTTTGCCCATCAGATTAAAAGGGGTCTGATAAACAGGTTTTAAAATTTGCGATAACCGCCGTTGCGCTTTGCCCGAGGTACGAGGGCAAAGCGCATCAGCAACCAGCTTTCAAGGTGGCTCCACCTTGCCGCCGGAGGCAGCTTTTAAAGAACGTCCGCCTCAACCACGGCTTCCGGCTCCCAGATAACGGGCAGGGGGCGGGACTCCACCAGGTTCCAGAGGACGGAGGGGTCTTTCTCTTTCCAGTTTTTTGCGAAGAGTTCGCCCACGACGTTGGCGTCTAAGTCCAGGATGTTGCCGAACTCAATGCTGATCCGGGCATCTGTGGCCACCATATAGACCTTGTCGGCGGCGATGAGCTGCCGAGCGGCCCCAGAGGCATCGTCGAAGGAGGACCCGTACCGATAGATATCGATCCCGCCCAGGTTGCCCATGTAGTTGGAGGACATCTCCCAAACCAGTCCACCGACCTGCACATGCTTCGTCCTGTCCATCCACTCGCTCTTGGGGACCGTCTTCCTCAAGGCCTTAGCCGCTTCGGTGCCACAGATCATGATGGTGGCCCCGCGCCCGAGCTTGTCCACGATCATGTCGTTCCATGCCTGCATATCGTTCAATGGATCGGCTTCGGTCCCCGTCCATTTCGATTCCCCGACCAGGACCACCTTATGATCCGCAGGCATCTGGTAATCCACCTCAAACGCCACGTTGTCCTGCTCCACAACGAGTTTGCCGGTGAGGGCCTGGGCACACATCCACTCCAGGGTGGTGAAGACCCTGTCCTTCAGCCCCTTAGCGGACTTCATGACCTTGGCCTGCTCTGCCTCTTCAACTGACTTCGGTCCCTTGGCGTAGAAGGGCTGGCCCACGCCTCGCTCGCCGCGAAGCTGCTTTGCGGTAAGGGAGTCCTTCAAGCGGATGCGGGGCGTCTTGACGGAGCGCTGAGAACGGGTGGACCCGGAGACCACCTTGCCGCCCTCCACGTCCGTCACAAAAGGAGCGAGCTTTCGACCACCCACGGTGATGTCCACATCGATAGTGTCCGCTTCGTTGGCGTTCCTCTCCTTAAAAATCAGGTCCTGAAGCATCCGGGGCGGGGTCTTCAGTTGCTCCACAGCCCGTGTCAGTACTCTCCATGCAATTTCCATATTTTTTTCTTCCCCTTATCCAGGCACTGCAAGCGCGCCTATTTAACGTAAATACCTTTTACCTGGAGCTGCTCAACGGCTACGAGCTTCTGGGCAGCCGTGATGCCGTCGGGCCAGGCCAAACCGTCAGAGATGGCCTCCGCATGGACCACGATGACGCATGGCTCATCGCTTGCCGTCGCATCCACGTCCCCTGCCAGAATTGCCATGGCCGTCTGGGTTCCATCGGCTGCCGCAGGGGCAAGCCCTTTCAGTTTCTTGCCCGCCGTCACCTGCCCCAGGACCTCACCGGCCAGGTACGCCCGGCCCTTCGTCAGGGTCCCGGAAACCGTCACGGGAGGGTGCCCCCCAAGAAAGGCCCGATCCTTGATCACGTCCCCTTGTTTAATCATCTGCTGCATTTGTTTCTCCTTGTTGCCTCAATTGCCTCCGGCGGCCCTGCCGGGGGCCTGCCTTTTGAAAAGGCAGACAAACAGGTTTTTAAAGAACCAGCTTTCAAGGTGGCACACCTTGCCGCCGGAGGCTTTTTCCTGCGTTAACTAACCAAGCTCACCAGGGCAGACACCTGCTTTTCAAGATCATCGCCTGATGGGTCGTCGCCTCCCACCTCAGGTTTCACACCCTGGGAGTGGCTCGCCCGAAGGCCGTCAAGAATCTTCTGACGGCTTGCGCCCTCTTTGCCTGCCTCGTCTGTTTCCGTGGCTTCCGGGGTTGCAGCAGGCTTTCCCAGCACCTTGCTGAAAGCTTCAATCTGGGCCACGGTGGCCCCGGAGCTAACCAGGGCGGTGAGTTTCTCCCCTTGCTCCTTGCCAAGAACGGAAGCTGCAATGCCCATGATCCGCTCTGATTCGGCTGACACCATGGATGCCGCTTCGGTTTTTGCCGCGTCTTTGCCATCACTGATCGCCTTTGCGTAAAGCTCCGGATGTTTGGTCTGAAATTCTCCGTAATCCATGACGAAGACCTCCTCTCTCTCTTTGATTCTGGTTAAAAAGGTGTCAAAGCTCTCTTCCACGCGATCGATGAGGCCGATCTCCAGGGCATCCTGCGCCAAAAAGGTTTTCCCATCGGCCATGGTGAGGGCTTTGTCTGTGGTAACGCCACGGTTTCGGGCGACATCATCGATAAAAATGCTATAAAGCCGGTCGAGCCGGTCCTGGATGTACCCTTTGGATTCCTCGGTTAAGGGCTCGGACGGGTTGCCGAAGGCTTTGTATTTTCCGGCGGTCATGTAGGTGATCTTGTAGCCGTACTCCTCCTGGGCCTTGGATCGGTCCACATGCATGGTCACCACGCCGATGCTCCCCACCTGGGCCGTGGCCGGGGCGGCAATCTCCTTTGCGATGGAAGAAAGCCAATACGCGGCGCTGCACATCAGACCGTCGGCGTAGGCGTAGATGGGTTTTTTGCTTGCCGCCCGGTGGAGGAAGTCGGAAAGCTCTTTCACGCCGTCCACGTCACCGCCGGGGGAGTCCACCTTGAGGCAGATCGTCTTCACCCCAGAGTCCTCAAGGGCCGCTTCCACCTCTTCACGAATTTGTGCGTATGTGCTTTCCCGATCCAGCCAGAACCAGTAACGGGCTCGCTCCTTCTGGAGGGCTCCGGAGATCCGAATCACCGCCACGGAATCGGTGACCTCAAGGTCTGTACTGGATTCGTCGGCATCGGTGAACATGGAAGCGTCAATCTTGCCGGACTCCACCAGGGCAACAATCGCCTCGTGGGCATCCGTGGTGATGGCCCAGGGCCGTCCATGCAATCTCTCAGGCATTGGCTGCCTCCTCTTCCTTCTCTGCTTGTTCGATCAGGGCATCCGCTGCGTCTGCCTTGGTTTTTTTGGTTTCCGGTGTCGCAGGTTCCTCCGGCAACAGCCCGGCTGCTTTCAGCTTCCGCTTCTCCCGTGCGCGCTGCTCAATCACGGCATCCACGTCCTCGCCGCTTTCCGCCAGAATGCCGGCAAGGGTATTGGTGTTATTTTGAAGCTCCAGGTCGTGGGCTCTCGCTGTTTTAAGGGGATCGATCTCGCCTCGTTTCGGGGGAATCCAGGTAGCCCGTGTGTAGGCGTGACGGGCGTCGTACCAGTCGGGAGAGCCGGGAGGCAGGGTGATCATCCCCCGCAGCCACGCCTCTTCCAGGACCATCTCCCACACCTTCTGGCAGAAGCTGTCCACCAGCCACTTCTGATAAAACCCAAAAACCCGCCACGCTTCCATGAGGGCCGCTCTAGCGCTGGAGTAGTTGGTCTTGGAAAAGTCCTTGGCCACAACCTCGTAAGGCATCCCCACGGAGACGCCGATCCCCCGAAGGATCCGCTCCACAAATTCGGGAAAAGTGTTGCCGGGTCGGTTGGACTCCAGGACCTTCGGCTCTTCTCCAGGGTTGCCGTAGATCACGGTCCCTGCGGCCACATCCTGGTGGCGGGTCAGCTCACCGACGGCAACAGCGTCCCCGTTCAAAGAGCGTGTGGCGTCGTCTGCATTGGGAGTTCGAATAAAGACAGGGAAGCTGGCCGCCACGATGGCACCCACCAGCTCAAAATCGAGATAGTCGGTCAGGTCCCGGAAGAACTTCATCCCAGGAGCGAGAAGAGAGATCCCCCGCACCTGCTCATCCTCCTTCTGTATAAAGGAGTGGAACACCCCGGGCCGATGCCCCACCCAGGCAGGGACCTGAGCGAAGCTCCCAGAAGAAAGGTTGTAAGAGATGTAAGAGTTATCGGGATTGGCAATCCAGTAGGAGTCAGGCCTGCCGTATTTGCCTAAGCTCACTCCGTCACGGATGCTGCTGTCGTTGGTTTTGTCAGAAGGGGTGTACATCCGAAGAGGGTTCACGCACTGCAAGGCCAGGGAAAAGGTGCGGCCCGGGTCGTCGATCATCACCGGGATCCGTAGGAACTCCCCGTTTACCACCAGGGACTGGACGGAGAGAGACTGAATCGCCCAGAAGGGGAGCCTTCCGGCGGCATCCGCCTCCTTCTCCCAGATGGAGAAGGCCCACTCCGCCTGGGTCTGGAATGTTTCCGCCTCCTCTTCACTCCATCCCAAAAGCTTCCAGTTGGGCCGGGACTGGGGTCTTAAACCCGTCCCCACCACGCTCACCCCCATGCTGTCCGCGATATTGGCCGCATGGGGATCGTTGGCCACCAGGTCCTGAGCCCGAGATGCAATGGTGTTGCGCTCATAGGGCTCAGAATCCCGGTTCATCCGGGACGTCATCCAATTGGACAATGTCCCGGAATGGCCGCCTGCCTTCCGATGCACGCCGTAGGAGGTATTGGCAGCAACAGAAGACGAGGGAGGAAGAGGCCGATTGTCCGGCCCATATAATAAGGAGGTCATCGAAGAATCCTCCCCGTGACGAATTTCGGCCCGGCACCAGAAAGCAGCTTGCTCCGCTCTTGATCCAAAAACACCAGGGTCTTCCGGATCTCTTCGATGTCAGCTCGAACAAACTCCCGCCTGCCCAGCTTGTAAGACTGGTTGACGGCCAGGGCCAGGAGAGCCTGTTTAAAAGCTGCGATCTGTTCATTGAGTTCTTGTAGAGTGAAAATTGCCATGGTGGAAATATGGCAGGTTTTTTACGGAATGTATGTGAACACAGCGACAACTGAGGCTATAGCGACAATGGCGACACTTTATTTTTAAAACGCTCTTGGTGAAATAAGCTACAAACCTATATCGTTGACATAAACTTATAATCGTCTTATATAAAAATATGAACTCGATTGAATGGACAAAAAAGGCGGTCAAGCAACTCGGTAAGTTCCAAAAGTCGGACCAGCAAAAAATATTCACGGACACCCAGGCCCTTGCCCATTGGCCCAATTGCCGGAATGTCAAAACACTGACGGATCATAAACACCCCTACAGATTGAGGGCAGGGCGTTTCAGAATTTTTTTTGATGTGTTCACAGGGATTAAGGTCATAAGGATTGAGGAGGTAAAAAAACGCGATGAAAGCACTTACTAAGCATCAAATCATCAATGACAGCAGAGGGAACCCTCTTTTTGCGGTGGTGCCCTATAACGAATATAAGGATTTTCTTAGGTACCATAAGAGGGGAGAGGCCACGATACCAAACAGCGTGGTCGAATTTATGGTGATGAAAGAGTGCAGCATCATCAAGGCATGGAGGCATCATAAGAGACTCTCTCAAAGGGACGTTGCCGAGCGGATGGAGATCTCCCAGGCTGCTTTTTCCCAGATGGAACAACCGCAAGCAAATCTCCGGAAAGAGACCCTTCAAAAAATTGCCGATGCCCTTGGGATTGGGTTTGAACAGATTGAGGATATGTGAGAGGCCTGTGCAATGGGCCAAACGTGAAAACGACGAACGTTCGTTTCGTCGCTTTCACACTGCACCTTAATATATAAGGCTTTTCACTAAGCCGACAACTTACGAGCTCTTCCTCCTCGCCACAAAGGCCTCGACGCTGCTCTCGATGATTCGTATTCCCTTTCTCTGCCCGGTGCAGTACCCGGAGATCTCTCCGGCATCAACCAACCGGTAGACATGGGACCGTGAGCAGGAGATCATCTGTGCCGTTTCCATTACATTCAATGTTTTTTCAGCCATCATATTACCTCTTATTGTACCAGCTGGGCCGGTTTCGATTTCCTGTGATTCTTTGTCGGACGTCCTGGGGTTCAACCTTCGGGGCCACTTTGGGCTTGGGAGTTGCCTTCCTCTTCTCTTCGACCTTAGCCAGAAACCGAATACTCGGCGTCCATGAGGAGTCGGCGCAGGCGGCGGCGTAGACTTCGCAGTCCAGAAGGTGGTTGTCCCGGCCTCCGATCTGCTTCCAGGTGATCTTTTTTGTTTTTTTATCCCGGCGCTTCTCTTCGGCCAGGAACTGCTTTGCGTATTTGAGGTCGGTTTCCGAGTGGAGATAGAACCGCTGATTGTCCGCTGGCCTGCCCGTGTCCGGGTTCGCCTCTTTTCGGGTGAGCCGATAGTGTAAAAGATCTTTTAATTGATGTGTGTCGAGAAGTCGCAGCTCCAGGCCACCGGGAATGGGCTTGTTGCTTCGGGGCAGCTTGTCCATGACCTTCACCTGGACCTTTTGGAACTGGCTCTTGGATGCGCCCTTGATTCCAAAGATCACGCCCCGGCTGTTGTCCCTCAGCCATTCGTAGGCCTCTTCCGTCCTGGTCCAGTCGTCATCGGTGTTCACGCCGCCGCCGGTATCCAGCGCCGCCCGGAAGATCCCCATGGTCTCCTGGGAATCCTGGGCCGGGTACCGGGTATTGAATACTTGGTTCTTTACATCATCCCAGGTGGAGAGGGTCCCGTACTGGATCAGCCAGCTTGTGAGGTCCTTGTCCCAGGCCCTGACCACAAAATAAAAATTGCTCTTCTGCATGTCGATGCCACAAGTGAGGGCCACGGCAGCCTTGGGCACGATCCCCGGCGGGATTTCGGTTTTGTGCTTCAAGAGGTTGCCTTCATCCGTGGTGGTCATCACCGGTTTGTAGGGCACGGACTTATGCTGGGTGTCAAAGGCCATCATCTTGGCCGGATCCTGGAGCCCTTTAAGAAACGCCGCCGCCACGTCGGAGAGGCTTACAAAAGGAGAGTACCAGGAGGGGAGGTGGAACCCCACGGCAACCGGCCTCTTGATCTCCTTCTCAGGAACCCATTTCCCGAGTTTCACGGCCCGATTCCGGTCGATATCGTCCCAATCCATGCCACACTTGGTGCAGGTGTACCGGGCGGATTTTTTCCTGACCACGGTTCTGTGGTCCGCCTGGGAGCCTTTTGGCCAGTGGATGGAGGGAAATTCCATCTTCTGGAAGGCCCCACACCCACCGATGGGGCACGGAACCTCATAGTGGTACATAACCTCCACCTCCTCTTCCAGCAGCCGGGAAAAGGCGTCCCCATCTTCCTTCGGGGTGGAGAAGTAGAGGATCTTCTTAGTAAAGGGGTAGGCGTTGGTCCTCATCTCTCCCAGGCTGAAGGGGTCCGCTTCTTTGCCGGAGAACTCGGGGTACTTGCCCGGCTCGTCAAAGAAGAGATACCGGACAGACTCCGAGGCCATCACCGCAGGCGAGGAGGCCCAGGCCATCATTATATCCATGCCGTGGGTGAAGTTGATGGCAAGGGTGGACACGTCATCGGCTTTTTTGCTTAGAAGCTCCGCAATTCTGGGAGACAACTTAAAGGCTGGGATGATCTGTCGCCTGCTGATGCGCTTCACCACCTTTTCATCGGGCATCACGTACATGCCCGGGCCGGGGTCCTGGTCCACCGCATAGCACATGCAGTTGATGGCCACCTGGGTTTTTCCCGTCTGGGGTGCGAAACAGAGGAGGATTTTCTGCACCCAGGGCAGGTTCCAGGCGTCCATGGGCCCCACCAGGTAGGGTGTCAGGCCGTTTGACCAGGGCCCCTGCGCCGGGCCTTTGGCGACCCACCGGTGACGCTCGGCCCACTGGGAGACCGTTATTTTCTCCTTGGGCTTGAAGATACGGCGCTCCGCTTCTGTAAAGACGACATATTGAGGGTTTCCATCATCAACACTAATCATTCTTCCATCTCCTCTGATGCCATCGTACTCACGGCCTTCACCGGCCATTTTTTCGGCTCCGCATACCGCCCTATGGCGGCCTCCAGTCTCTCCAGCCAAAAATCAATGAGGTCGGGCCCCATCTCCGCCTCTCCCTTCACAAGCCGGATCATCTCCCCTGCGTTGGTCCTGAAAAACGTTGCCAGGTCATTCCGAAAGATCGCCGCCCGTGCCGCCAGGTCTCCGTTGAAGAGGCCCCTGTCGATGTACTGGCCGGAGTCCACCAGGGTTTTAAGCTCCCAGTGATCCGCCTGGGCGTCCGCTTTCCTGGCTTCCGCCGTGAGCTTCTTCCGTTGGACCGCCTCCATGTCTTCATTGAAGGCTTCGCCGTCGAGGCGCTTCAGGTGCATGGACGCATAGCGGTCCACGTCCTTCACCAGGTACGCCCCGTCTTTCTGCATCGGGATCCGGCCCTCGTCCCGGTGCTTGTAGACCGTGGACTGACTGACCTTGTACCCGGCCTCCTTCAGGTAGGCCGTGATGGTCTTGGGGTTGGCAAGTGTGTCCGTCATAAATAGCTATTTCATCCCTTCGATTCTCTTGCGCCAGTTTCTCACCGTGGCTGGGTCGCATCCGATCCGCCTGGCCGTTTCCGTCGTCTTCCACCCCTGGCCAAAAGAAACGAAGAGCAGAAAGAGCGCCCGGTAGTCCATGTGGCTTCCGGAGAGGAAAGTCCCCGTGAGGCTGGTGAACTTTTTTCCGCAGGCCGGGCAGGACAATCTTTTTCCGCTCCAGAATCTGAAGAGCCGTTGTTCGTCCTGGATGGAAGATCCGCACCCGGGACAGACGGCTCCGGCCTTGTGGATCCGGTTGAGGACCCATCCCCGGCAGCACTCCAAGTCCAGGAACTCCGGGCCGAAGGCATCGGCTGCCTCGGCGGGGGTGAAGATCCCCGTGCCTGCCGGTGTGCCGCCCCGGTCTGTATTTTCACGATGTTCCATTATTCCAGCCCGTTTTAAAATTTAAGTGCGGTGAACTCTCGCGCTCAAGCCTGCCCGCATAGGGGGTTCCTCCAGAAGGACCCAAGCCGCTTGGGCCGTGTTTTCCTTTCGCCTATCTTCCATGGCTTCAAAGGGCGTCGCAGAATCGGGTATGTTCACCATCCCAGTACACCTCGAATTTCCCGAGGGGGCCGTTGCGGTTCTTGGCGGCGTTGATGAAGGCGGCGTTGGGGTGGGCCGCATCGGTGTAGACGGCTGGCCGATAGGGGAACAGCACGACGTCCGCGTCCTGTTCCATGGCACCGGTGTCGCGCAGGTCAGAGAGGATCGGGACTTTTAATGGCCGGTCCTCAAGCTTCCGGTTCAATTGGGACAGGGCGATCACCGGAATGCCCAGCCGCTTGGCCAGGCCCTTCAGCCGTTTGGTGATATCTGCCATGTCTCCCTGTTCTTTCGGGTTCCAGCCTTTCATCTGTTGCAGATAATCCACGCCGATCCAGCCGATGCCACACTGGCGATGATACTTTTGGGCGATCGTTTCGATCTGGGAAATGCTTTGATTCGGGGTATCGTCGATATAGAGCGGCATCTCAGCGACAGTGCTTGATGCCTCATTGATGCGTTGCCACATGGACCCGGAGGGGACCTTGCCACGTTGAAATATTCGTGAGTTGATGCTGCCCACATCGGAGATCAGGCGGTTGCAGAGCTGCCTTTCAGACATCTCCATGGAAAAAATCAACCCGGGGATCTTGCGGTGGCCAAGGTTCCGGGCAATGTTCAGGAGCAACGATGTCTTGCCCATGGAGGGCCTGGCAGCGATGAGAATGAAATCCGTCGGGTGCAGCCCACCCATGAGATTGTCATACTCCTTGAACCCCGTCGGGATTCCCGGTGAGCCGTCGGCCGCGTCCATCTCTTCCAACCACTCCAGAGACCGGGTTGCTATGGATGCCATGGAAATGTCATGCCTGGTCGTGCGGCCATCGTCCGTGTCGTGCATCAGCGAGACGATTTCATTGATATCCATATCCTGGCTGCATGCCTGCGCTGCTTTGAAGGCCTGCCTCTGAAGGTTCCTGCGCCTTGCGCCCTCTCGAACGATGGAGGCATGAGCTTTCAGGTTGACCGAAAAAGGGACGCTGTCGAGAAAACGTGCGATCTCTCCCGCCGGCACTTGGCCTTTTAGCCGATGTGACACGGTCACAAGATCCGCCGTCTTCCCCTGGCCTACAATCTCGGTGATGGCCGAGAAGATAAGCTGGCCCTGTGGGTTGAAGAAATCCTCAGAGTGTAAGTCATCCAGCTCAAACAGATCGTCGTTGTCGCACAGGAGCGAGGCGATCACAGACTCTTCAGCGGCTACCTGGTCAGGTGTGGCTCCAAGGAGTGGAGATGCGTTGCGTTGTGGTTTGCGAGTTTTCATACGAAGTCCTTGTAGATTGTCTCGGGGTCCGTGATGATGGTTTGCTGGGTTGCTGCCTTTCGGTCAGCCTCGTACTGTACAGCCATTTTCTGGAACATGTTGGTGGCGGCGCCTCCCTTTCGCCGACGCAAGTCGCTGAGGGCCGCAAGTTGCCCTTTGCCCCAGAAGTGGTGGCCCTGTGCCCACTGAAGAGCGCTTCGAATGTACGCAAAGCTGAACCCGTCCTGGACAAGACGGCCTACGGTTTCAGCCCCTTTGAAGAACACCTCCTCGGTGAGGTCTGGAGCAGCATTGCCGTGGGTTTGCCATTGCAGCCTCTGGTACTCCTCTGCAAATTCCAAAAATTGGGGGGTTATATTATTATTACTTTCTTTAATAGGTAATTGTTCATCGGTTGTTCGCCGGTTGTTCACCGGTTGCTCGCTTTCTTCGGGTGTGGCTTGGTATGTATCCCAATTCACAACTGTAATCAGGCAAAATCGGTTGCTCACGTTCTCCGTTTTGATGAATTCATCCTCTTCCAGGGCCTTGAGCATGCGCTGCAGCTTGGCTCGGGTGATCCCCTCGCCCAGGGCCCACTCCGAAACGACGATTCCGAATGAACCGGCGGGTACGTGGTGCCCCGCAAAGTAGACCGGCTTAAACCGAGCACGATTGAGAATGCTCCACATCAATCCTCGATACTCCAACCCCCGGCTCCAGGACACAGAATCTTCAACCTTGCGCCATGCCTTCAAATAGCCCCTCTCCATACGATTAACCCTTTCTAACAACACAACTTTTTACTTGTATAGAACAACGTCGTGTGTTATCTTTTTCTCATTGTTTTGTTGATGAATTAGAGCCTCGGCAGCGCCCACTGTCGGGGCTCTCTCATTTTCTGACCATTTTTATCGGTTTTCTGTTTCTATTTTTCTCGTCATTTCAATACATTGAAACAATTCAAATCTGCTCACTTCGTCAGTATTGGCAGTGCCCGGTGTACTCTCGTCTCAGCACAGCAAGGCTCTTCTGTTTCCCGTCTTCGCCTCTGCCCCTGTCAAAGAAAAACATGCACACATTCGCGTCATAGATCTGTCGTGCCCGTGTCTGACCCACATCGAAAAGCCGCCCGGCTTCCGCAAAGCTTTTGCCTCACAGCACGGCGCGGGTAAGCTTGATGTTTCGGGTTTTCTGTTCTGGTTGTCCCATTGCGTCCTCCTGCCCCTAATTCCCACCGTCACGCACACGCCCAAGGATAAGCGCCTCCAGCTCGTCCAACTCCCTCCGGCAAACCTGAAAGTTTGCCAGCAGCTCAAGCTGGGCATTCTTGGTGGGTTTGCCGTTGGTCACCAACTCCTGGGCCTTCTCCCTGAGCGTCGAAATGGCCGACACCACGTCAAAGGACTCCTTGTCCCAGTTGTCCGTAGGTGAAAAGACATCCTCTTTCGCCACAAGGCTCATTCCTTCCGGCTCCAGATACCTCTTCAGGAAGGGGTCTTCAGTCACGGCCACCACGGCCTTTAAAAAGCGCAGGTTTACTTTGATGCGGCCTGTCAGGTAGTCGTAGATGGTTGCATCGGACAGAGACATCCGTTCCGCAATGCGCTTCACCACCTCCGACTTTTTGCAACGATGCTTGACCGCTGCATTGGCTTCATTGGTGATTTCATCACGTTCTGTGTCAGCTAATACCATTCCCTAAATCTCCGATGGAAAAGTCTGTAGCCCCAATGGGTTGAGTGGGGGTACAGGTAAAGTGGAATATTATTTTTTTAAAAAGTGAAATTTATTCTGAGAGGGGGCTGAACATGGGGAATAGAAACAAAAATAGCCCATGCCTTTCGGCTATGAGCTGATGGAAGGACCGCGGGGCCTTGTCTCCGGCCTGTGCGGGTGGTGCTGTGTGAGTGGTACAATACTTAATCGAAGTAAAAGGGCACTGTCAACAAAAAATCATAAGGCGCGTCAAAAAGGATAACCCTTGACGCTATTATCCCATAAGGTTACTATTCAACCATGATCAACTCGTTCAAATGCAAAGAGACCCGGCGCATCTTCGAAGGCCGATTTTCCAAAAAGCTGCCCCATGACATCCAGAGACAGGCCGAAAGAAAGCTTGTCATGCTCCACGCGGCCCATGATCTCAACGACCTTCGCATCCCACCGGCCAACCGGCTGGAAGCCTTAAGCGGAGATCGGCAGGGTCAGCACAGTATTCGGATCAACAACCGCTGGCGCATTTGTTTTGAGTGGCACCAAGGCGGTGCGCATCATGTTGAAATAGTGGATTACCATTAGGAGGGACCATGAGAGACTTTAACCCAACCCACCCCGGAGAAATTCTGCTGGAAGAGTTCATGAAACCCCTGGGGATCAGCCAGTACCGCCTGGCAAAGGACCTGGGCGTCCCGGCCATGCGCATCAATAAAATCGTCCATGGAAAAAGGGGCCTCAGCGCCGACACTGCCCTGCGTCTGTCCCGGTACTTCGGAACATCCGCAGAGTTCTGGATGAACATCCAGGCCCATTATGACGTGGAGATGGCAAAGATCACCTTAGGCGACACGCTGGCCGAGGTGAAGGTTTTTGCAGAGTCGGCGGGTAAGGTGAGATGGAAGGAGGAACCATGGACTTTGAAACAATCGTAAAACAATGGGTGATGGCTGTACGGGGCATCAAAGTGCCTGAAAACGAGGATGACCTGGACCGACTCATTGCCTTCAGCGATTTTATCATCGACAAGATGGCCGATGGCGATGATCCCGGCCTCACGGCGCTTCTGCTGGTTGTCGGGAACTTCATTGAAGAATATGAATCCAAGTCGCCTTATAAATCCAAGAACGATGTGGAAAACGTCATGATGATTGGCGGCCACAGAGCCGCCATCCAGTACGACCCCGAGCTGGATACGTTCCGTGGAGAATTTGTCGGCTTGAATGGCGGCGCTGATTTCTACGGGGCTTCTGTTCAGGAACTTCGTGAAGAAGGGGAACTGTCTCTAAAGGCTTTTCTTGACATGTGCAAAGAGAAGGGTATCGACCCACTCCGGAGAAACCCTCCTGAAGGAATCCATGAAACTTAATTCTTTGTCAATAGTGTAGGTTTGCCCACCATTCTACTGCTTTTTGTTTATCTCTATTGTGCTCCGAAATTTCATAATTGTGCGCAATGAATAAATTTGGTCAAAAGCTATATACAACATAGAACCAAAACAGCTAAATTTCAGAGATATGACAATAATCTGAAGTTGATTTAGTTCAATATCGATTTTAGGTAGTTTAAGAATTTTCCCCAAAATAAACAATGCTAATGACAAAATAATGTTAGACACAGCTTCTTCATTGAGCACCTGATAAGATTGATGAGTTTTACTTACCTTATCGTGGTTTTTTGAATCTCTAAGTGATGATGTAGCGGTAGATATGCTATCCATATGCTTGAGGATAAAAAGAACAGCTGTTACCGTTATTCCAAATATACACGGGACAGTAGTGTCGAGTAGCATAATTATCTGAATCGAAATCTCTTTCTGTAAATAAATTCCGACAAACGCAAACAGTGTAAGCGCCAAAATAAGAATTCCGAGCTTTATTAATTGAATGCTATTCATGGAAGTTTCTGCATTTTTCATGGAAAAATTCTATAAGAGATAAGTTCCTTTGTTCTTGTTGCTGTCGAATTCTATAGGATTCTCGGTCATCTTCCGGGATAGGAATGTCTATTTTAGGGGCATTTGACTCGGGAATCTCCATAATTTTAATATTATCTATGCTTGAATGTATTCTCTTTGGCCCATCATGATTTTTACTCGTTATCTTCCAAGAACCTTCACCCTCTGAAATATAATCAACGTAGTCAGCGATTGGATCAATAGGTATCTGAAGATCTCCGGAATCATTTTTAAGTGTAAAATCCATTTCATCCTGCTTAAAAAGAGCTTGAAGGTCCTTAAGGGCATCACGCGCTTTTTTGTTGGTTTCAAGGATATTTGGAGAAACCATTTTTAAAGACAATTTATAAATAGATTTGCTCTCATTGACTATCTCCCAGAAAATATTTTCATCCGTTTTTGCTTTTACAATTACCCTGCAGTTATATTTTTCGAGTATTGGCTTGGGAACACCATAATTTAGAGCTTTTTCTATCTGGTCTGCTTTCCCAAATCTCCAATTTTTTTCTACAAATAAATGTTGAGTAAATGTATCCACTACCGTTATTGAACCCACCCAATCATCCTGTTTTTGCGATAAAATATTTCCAGGTACTCTAACTCCGGTTTCTGTTTTTTTTAATTTTGCAAACATCCCTATAAGATATCTATTTGCATCAAATTTTGAATATGTATGAGGTTGGACATAATGAAAACCAATAAAACTGTAGTCCACGCCATACCTTTGAAACTCTCGATCTCTTTCGTTATATTGCAAAGCATCGTAAATTACAGCGCCTTTGATATCAGGAAGTGGCTCAGTATACATTTGTAGTTGACTTTCCGTGATAATTGAATACCTAAACGTCATATATTCAGTGTTTTTAGACATATCAATTCCTGATTGTTTTTTATGCTGATGCTACGCATAGCCGCTTCGCGTAGCGAGCGCACCCAGAGTGCAACTGAGGGCGATTCGGCACAATGCGTTTGTTGAGCAAAGGATTGATGTGCCCATCGATTATGGGCACCCTTAGCGTTTGGGCTATTTTTCATACCGATGCCATTTATTATAAACTTTCCAAATAGCCTCATAGAATGAAGTTGAAGAGGGGTGCATTAACCCTTCAAAAAAAAGGGGTCAGGTCTACACATCTGACAAACTTAAGCCTTTGTTAATAGTTTCAGGTTTGGCCCCCATTATCTTATGACGTGGAGGCAGCCTCATCTTGCATCAACTGCAATTTCCTAAAAATATCATACGTTTTCAATTGCACAGCCTCTTTTCCATCAAAGCTAAACGCCATAAACTCCCTTCTATCTTGAAGATCCACTGTACATGTTGGGCCAAAAATAATCAGGTACTGATCATTGGCCTGGTGGTACTTCCGGCTGTCGTAGATTCTTTTGAACTCCCCATTCAAAAAATTTAACATTTCATCCGCAGGACCGTCGTGATAAGTGATCAAAACCTTGATGCCAGCATTAATGCAGAAGAGTTTGTTCAACTCTTCATCCCAGGTACAGCTATTTTCAATCTCTATAGCAACCTCCCTGGCCCACTCATCCCAATCCGAAGCTGTCCAATGGTCAAAATAAGAGATATCTACCCTGGGCCAATACTCTGTGGACACGTGCCCATAGTATTGTTCACCCAACTTCAATAGAATATCTGTCAGAGCCCTCGTGTAGAGCTTAAAATCCGAATAGACATCGTTCAGATTGCCTATATTTTCTTGAAATGCGAGGGCTATCTTTTCCCATAAAATTTCGAGCTTCATCAGTTATCCTCCCACTGAGCGTCCTTAAATTTTCTTCGGCGTAATATATTTCTGTATGTCGGGATTCTTTAAGTGCCCCTCAATCTGTTTCAAAAAATCATTTTCATAAATCAGGGTAGTGTTGCATTTGTTGGCTTTTCGATTGTTGATAACCGTTTCAATCTTGCGCCCGTAGGTTGAGTAGATCCAAGAGGGCGAACTTTGCGCGCCAATGATCAAATAATCTAGTTTCAAATTGGCCGTTTTTATAGGGACCCCTCCTGCCTCTTCCAGCATCTGGTGGAGTACGGTTCGCGGCCCTGACTTTGCCGGACCTGTAAAGCAAAAGGTCTTTTCAGTGAAAGTGATCTGGTGATCGTGATTACACAACTCAATGAGAGGCTTAAAAATCGGACACCCTGTCCTCATCCAGGTCTCAATGTAAACGCCATCTTGAATGTCAGGGTTTTTCACAATTTTTTCAGAAAAATAAGAACAAAACTCTTTAAATTCCTCTCTCTCTTCGTCATCGATAACGCCATCTTCAAGGATCCTGTCAAGAAGGGCCCACAGGTCGTTGAAGGGCCAGCTATCCTTAAGCGACTCATAATCATACAACCAATCCTGAAGATTCAGAATTTCATCGTCTGTAATAACATCGTCGATAAGAATACCACTCAACGCACCGTGAAGACGCCTGATTGCCTCGGTGACATCCCCAGCAAAAGGGGAATCATTTAAAAATGAGGCACACCACTCTGAGATTTCATCGCGCTCATCTTCATCAATGATGCCATCTTCAAGACAGTCTTTCAGCAAAGCAATGAGGCTTGCAAAGGGTTCTTCACCATGAAGTCTGGGATGTTCATCGATCCAGTTCTTCAGCAGAAGAATCTCATCATCGTCAAGTTCATCATCGATACTGATACCTTCAATAAGCCCCCGAAGTCGATCAACGGTTTTTTCGAGGTATTCTGCTTTTCCTTTAAAGCTGGGGCTGAGATTTTCAAATGACATTTTCCACCACCTCACTAAGAATAACCTAAAAACAACAAAACCGGGCCACACACGCAGCCCGGCAGAACATCCACCACCTAATTTATAACGTTCCCTTCACGTGAACATTGTTCCCTTTTGGGATAAAAAAAATGCACCTCCGCTCCAGGGCGATTGTGCATGGGAATCACACGGCCGTTTTTTTTTCAGGCTTTGACGGTTTGTCTTGGGTCTCCGCCTCCCGCTTTGCCGCTTCCAGCTCGCGGTTTCGCTCTCTCAGGTAACCAATCTCTTCGCGTAAGGCGCTAAGCTCCGCTGTGTTCGCCTCCAGCATCACCTTGTAATGCTGGAGAAGGTCCTTCAGTGCTTCAACTTCCATTTTTTTGCCAACCTTCACTTCTTTACTGGGTACTTCTTTTGTCAGGTTGGTGTCGCTGCTTTTTTTAAGGCTGCCTGGATCTTCTTCGGCCAGCAGCTTTTGGCCTAAATCAATAAAATCTTCGTATGTATATCCGGCGGCTATAGCCAGGGAGCTTTGCTTTTTAAAAGACGCTTTACGCTTTCTGCTAAGGATATCACTTAAATACCCTCCAGAGATATCAGCTTCTTGGGCCAAAACCCCTTTTCGGCCACGCCAATCCCTCTCAATCACAGTGCAAAGCGCTTTAAAAAAAGACTCGTATGTGGGGTCAATCGTCATAGTGATGTAATTTTTTCGCTTTTAGAGAAACAATGCAACAATAATAATTTCGCAATTTGCGTAAATATATCTTGACGTGCAGAATGACTTTCGCTTAATGTGAAGTCATGAAAAAGCTAAACCAAAACTACATCGTTGTGAAGACGGGGCTTAGTGCAAGTTTTGTCTGTGAAATTTTCGCAGGCAAGAAACGACCATCATGGCAAAATGCGAAAAAAATTGCTAAGGTCACTGGCACGTCGATCGACGTTTGGATGGAAGGAACCCCCGAAGAGATCAAGGCAGCCATAAAAAAAGCAGCGGCTCAACCTGACCCACTGTCTTGATACTGCTTGATGGATTTTTTGAGGAAATAGACCACCTGCCTGGAGAGGGTGCGCTCCTGCTCTTCAGCGATTTTGGTTAGCAGCTCCTTCAGGTCCCGGGTACACCGGATGTGAATGTGTGTGGTCTTTTCCAACTTATCCATGGCTCTCCCTTAGCAAGGAACGTACAACAGCGCAATGCAATAGACTGGAATCAATAAGAAACGTGGCCCACGGGTTTCACATGGAACCCCTCTTGTAACACACCGTGGCCCAGTGGAACACATACGGAGGCAATGCATGCCCCTTTAAAAGCTCGAAGCGATACCAGAATAATTAAGGACCTAAAATCTATCTACATAAAAGAAGGAGTAGGAATCATGGAGAAAAGATCGTTGGATGCATTGAAAAAGAAGGCCAAGGCGTTCCTGGACGCTCATAAGACCGATTTACCCGAAGGGCTTGTCCCCAAAGAGGCCATCGCTTTGACTTGCGGCATCGTGGTTTTAGAGGGGGTATTCTATTTTGTGGTGCGGGCGTGGGCCAAAGATCTCACCAGTTGGCTTATCAAACATGGCGTTTTAACCAGGTGGGAAGAGGTAGAAGACTTGGTCTCCAGGACCCATTTTTTGGTGGACGGCTCAGAGAAAACGATGCCGATTTTCAGGACAGCCCTTCGGCCCTATCATGAAACGGCCAACGAGGCAGAAGAGTGGCTGCGGGAGAACGGCGGTGAAACGGTTTTTATGGTCTTGCCAAGGGAAAAGACCCAGTTCCAAAAGGTCCAGGTGAAGGGAACCCCTTTCGGGTCTGACGTATATTGCCTGGACAGGCCACAGCTTCAGGATCTCCTTCACTATCGCCTTACCCGACGGGATGCAGCCCCTGAAACGGGCCGCAAGGCCGACGCCCAAAGGTTCTTCCTGCATGCCGATACCGACCTGAAGTATGGGATGCAGTTTATGGCTGAAGAGAAGATGCGAGATGAAAAACGAAAGAAAGCGCGCTGGCAGCGTCCCTTTGCCTGCCCGAGCCATTTTCTGGAGTGCGAGGTGTGTGCGGCCGCCTGCGCGGACGCCTCCTGGGGGCCCAGTATCCGTTTCCTGGCAAAGCAGGAAGAACAGGGCGGCCCCCTGCCTGTGGAAATAACCACAGAAGAGAGGATTTTAGAGCAGCTGATCTCTCTGAACGAGACGATGAAGGGGATCACCGGAGGCCTCGGCCTCCGGGCGAGGAATTGACTCTTATCCGTTGGGGCTGATGGTGTAGGCGATCTCTCTCAATTTTTCTTTCAGGTCGTCTTTAGGATCATCGACATCCATGTGGAGCTTTTTCCCAATGTTGGAAAGAGCAGCAAACGAATCGTCAGTTGCCGTGGGCAGGAGGACGGCCACCCTCACCCGATCGGACGCCTTTGTCTCTCGCAAGGGCAACAGCATGGTGTGGCTTGTGGGCTTCCCCTTTCCCGTGGAGCTGACCCGGGTCAAGGCGCTGTAGGGTTCCTTAGAGGCGAAAAAGTCGAAACTCCCTTTTCGGGAGTCTGACCGGGACTGGCCTCCCGGCACTGATGAGACAGGCTGAACAAATGAGCTGATGGATGGCTGCTGTGTGAGACACCGGCCACAACATCCAACTGACAACCGAACAGGCAAAAAAGGCGTTTCCCCGTCACGGGTGACCTGCGCCTAAAACCAGGAGGCGGTTATGAGCAACACTTGCAGTACCACAGAACGACCGATTCGAAAGGCCTATGAAGTCCTTATGCCATGGTGCGAATGGGGCGAGGCAACACCGGATATTGCATATGGAGATTCGGCATCAAAAGTTAAATATAATGCCGCATTGTCGATGGATTACGAGGACAATGACTGGTTTAGAATGAAGATTCGAAGATCTCCGGAAAACGATCTGTTTGCACCTATGCTCGATGAATGTCTTAAGGCTGTGCCACGTGTCCAGCAACGCATCCTCGCTCACGCCAACGGCAACGATACAAGCAGTTATGGCTTTCGGGACTACTATTGCACATCAAAAGATGACCCCGATCTTCTTTCCCTTGTCGACAAGGGATTGATGGGAGGCCCTGTATATCACAAAGGCCTGTTGCCAAAGAATTCAGCCTATTTTTACCTAACAAAAACAGGAGCAAAGGCGGCTCGATCCATGCTCCCACGACGAAGAGGAAAAAAGTCATGAAGCGTGCAAACAAGGGTTATTCGGCATCAAAAAACCAAAAGCCATCGGCAACCCGGCTCGGAGAGCCTCACCCCATCTTTGTGAAGGAAGACCCTGTCCGGTATCACCCCGTCATCGGAGGGCCCCACGACGGCGAGACATACATCATCCGGGGGATCGGTTGTTTGCCTGGTGACCGGGAAGTGGCCTGGCTGGTTGGAAAGGCGGGGTGCGTGGACCTGGAGGCGCTGAGCCATGTGGAACAAACGAAAGGGGGAACGAAATGAAAAGCGGCATGAATACCGTCGTCGATAAATCCGTTCGCATGCCCTTCTGCCTGCTCTATCGCCCCTTGAAATTCGGCGACCGAGAGCAGATAGAGGCCATCTGGCAAGTCGAAGAGCGCATGACTGTCAAGGCCGCTGATTTGGAGCCGGGCGTGAACCGGTATGAAGTCACCGTAGAACAGACCGTCGAATACACCACCACAGTTGAAGCGGCCACGGAAGACGAGGCCATAGAAGAGGCGCTGGATGAAGACCATGGCAACGACATGGACATCACCACACGCGTGAAACTGCTTTCTCGGGGGGTGAGTTGATGAGAATCATCGAGACGAAGGACGCGCGGCAAAAGGCTCAATCTTGGCGCGACGATAACGAATACAACGGCAAGGGAGGCGTCATCGTTATAAGCGGTGGCGAGGCGCAGGGTTGGGTCAATGAGCTACGCGATCCGCAGCACTGGACGCCGGGGTGCATTGCCGTGGCCGAGGATGGCTCTTGCTATGAGGCCATAGGCGGCAACGACTATGCCGGTGCGGAGCGCTGGCATTTACGCGCCGAACAAACAAAGCCAACAGACGAATGCAGCGATAAGGAGACCCTCGTGATGAAGAGAACGCCGGGACGATATATGGACACCACCTACCTCAACAAAAAAGGCGACGGATATAAAACCTGCGTTGGGGCCCAGGCCGAGACTGACGAGTTGACCACCGGGCTTTTCGAGTCGGCACGGATACACGCCATGGATGCCGACACCGCCGATTTTCTCCTGGATCTCCACGAAGACGACGGCATCTTCGTGGACGGCATTGCTTTATCAGCCGAAGCCTTCACGAAGATCACAGACCAACCTGTCCTCGCTGAGGAAGAATACAAAAAAATTGACACTGATCACTGGACCGCAGCCCAGGAGATCTTCGAGAAGGAGATGAAAAAGGGAGGTGATGTCTGCCGGGATTGTGGCGACAAGCTCAACCCCGTTGAGAAAGTCATGTGTGGAATGTATGGGGGGATGCTTTGCAAAAAGTGCGCTCTGAAGAAAAATCATCAGGATTACATAAAAATTGAGGAGATAGCTGCAAGGGGCGATGCCATGGATGCTCAGGTTGCAAAAGGATTGGGAGAGGGTCTGGGCACAAGGAAAAGTTCTGATGACGAAGAAATCGTGGCTTATGAAATCGCTTTGGGCGGTGGTTGCGGCCCCTCATACATCGACCAGGATCCGACCCGCATCATTGACCTCCTCCGAGAGATGGATATCGATGATACCCCCTACGTCATCTCTAAAGTTCAGATGCCCGTCGATGAATATAAAGCCCTTCCTGAGTTTGATGGATTTTAAAATAAGGAGCTAAAAGATATGAACATCACCTGCATCGCAAACCAAAAAGGAGGCGTGGGCAAAACCACCACCTCCATCAATCTGGCCGCCGGGCTCGCACAAAAGGGGGAGCGGGTTCTTCTCATCGACCTCGACCCCCAGGCGAACCTCACCAGCGCCACCGGAGTCTTTGCTCCCGGGTGCAAGCACCTCATCAACCACGTCCTGCACCGGCATGCCGCTACCACCGATGCCATCGTCAAAGACGTGATCGTCAGCAAAGGGGCCATTGATCTCATCCCGGCGGACGAGACCTTGAAACGAGCCGAGGACTTCCTGATCCCGGAGCTCTTTTCGGAGACGCGCCTGGCAAAAGCCCTTCAGGGTCTTACCTATGACCATGTGATTCTGGACTGCTCCCCTTCCCTTGGCCTGTTAACGGTCAACGCCCTGGTGGCGGCGACCCATGTGTTGATCCCCTGCGACTACGGGAGTTTTTCCATTGGGGGGATCGCCAACATCCATAACAAGATCGCCGAGGTCGGCCTGAACGGGAAAACGGTCCGCCTGTTTGTCACCATGTACGAACGCCGAACCACCCGCACCAACGAATGGGCCGAGGAGCAGCTGGCGCAATACGAAGAGATCCTCCTGGACACCAAGATCCGGAAGAACGAAGCCCTTCGCCAGGCCGCCATCGAGCAAAAAAGCATTTTCCAATTCGCCCCCAGGGGAATCGGGGCCGAGGATTACAGGAACCTGACCGAAGAGTATCTGGCCTTATGAAAAAACTTGGAGTCGATAAAAAAGTGAAGATCGCCGCCGGGTTTGGCGGGGAGTCCGAATCCGAATCTCATCAAGACCTGCCCCAGGGCACCTTTCTCAACGTGCCGGTGGAGTCCCTGAAGCCGAACCCGTACCAGCCCCGGCAGGTTTTCAACCAGGAGGAGCTGGCCGTCCTGGGGGATTCGATCTATGCCCATGGCATCCTTCTTCCCTTATGCATCTTCATTGAGAACGGAGAGTATTTCATCGGAGACGGCGAGAGGCGATGGCGAGCGGCCATGCTTGTTTGCAAGAAAACGGTGCCCTGTTACGTCACCGCAGGCAAGCCGGCTGAAATTGCCCTGATCGGAAACATGCTCCGCTCGGATCTCACTCCCCTGGAAGAGGCCGCAGCCTACGCCCGAATGCAAAAGGAGTTCGGATACACCCACCAGGAGCTGGCCCGGGTTGTGGGCAAGTCCCGAAACAACATCACCGAAACCCTGAGCCTGAACAGACTGCCGGCACCGATCAGAGAGGAATGTCTACGCGTAGACATTCCCAAAAGGAAACTGATTAAGATTGCCCGGATGGAGACTCCGGAGGCGATGGAAGAGGCGGCCAACCTGGCAATGGGGCGGAAAGAGGTGAGGGCCCCGAAGAAAAAAGATCCATCGAAGAAGTGGATGAGCCACAGAATTTTAAAATTGGCTAAAGATGCCGAAAGCCTGAATGCTGTCGAAGAGTCCCTGAGGTTGAGAGAGGCATCTCACGCGGAATTCAGAACAGAGATGAAGCCCACTGAAGAGTGTGCAGCATTTAATGAAGCACTGGAAAAACTTCGGGCCACAATTGATTCCACCTTTCCTTCGTTGATGCGGAATTATCCTGAAGAGCCTCTCAATTTGAGCGGCGCTTGCAGCGTCAAGCTACTCCGGGCGGGTTTCCGTATCTTCCGTACGCAGGAGTATGCCAAGGCAATAAAGGAGCTGACCAATAATGGCGGGTGGAAACTGGTGAGTCGGCACAAAACCAAGAAAGCGATGAATGAAGCGATGGCTGAGGTCCTCCAAGATCCCATGAGCGTAAAGAATTGAGAGGAGAGAACACGATGTCCGGACGACTTATGACTTACAAGCAGATTGTTGCGGAATTTGGCGCTTCCACCTGGTTCTGGCGGACAAAGAAATGGCAGGGAAAGCTGAAGAACTGTGGATTCGGGAACAAGCATATGTTTGATCGGCAGGACATAGAAAAGCTTATCCAGGAGATGAAGCAGGGCGTATGATTTTTTTTACATTCCATTTTAGTTTGTGTGCGACGGTGTTCTGTGGCTTAATTCTCCTGGATCACAACCTGTTGTGCCCGTCACACACAATGTGGAGGTTGATCTGATATGGGAATGTTATATCTGCGTGGAAAGACGTGGTGGATGCAATACTACGTTAACGGAGAGCCCATCCGAAAGAGCACGGGCAAAAAGAAGAAGATGGAGGCCCGGGAGATTATGAAGATGGCTGAGGCCGGGATTCAGCCGAAAGCATTGACGCCTGCCGGTGATGCGGTGACTTTTGAGAAGCTCTGTGAGCTGCTTTTGAGGGATTACCGAATCAACAAGAAGAAATCCCTGACACGGGCGGAGATCAGTGTGAAGCGGCTTGCCGCTTTTTTTCAGGGGAAGCAGGCCAGCCAGATCACGACTGTCCTCATCGATGAATACATCGATGGTCGGATGCGGTGGGGCTGCACAGATTGCGGAAAGCGTTTTCCCTATGCTGGCTCCTGTCCGTTCTGCGGAAGCGGAAAGCTTGAAAAGGGCGCGGCCAACGCCACCATCAATCGAGAGCTGTCTGCCCTGAAACGGATGATGCGCATCGGGGCATCATACACACCGCCCCTGGTGGATCGTGTGCCTGAGATCCAGATGCTGAAGGAGAACAACACCCGAAAGGGGTTCTTTGAGCATGATGAGTTTGAGCGCCTCTGGAAGCACCTGCCAAATCACCTGAAGCCCATTGCCACCTTTGGGTACCATACCGGTTGGCGGGTGACGGAGATTCTCACGCTGCCCTGGGCGCAGGTGGACCGGTTCAATGGATGCGCCCGGGTCGAGGCGGACATCACCAAGGGAGAGGAGGCCCGGACCATCTATTTTGATTCGGAGCTGAGGGCCCTTTTTGATGAGCTGTGGGAGAGGCGGAAGCAGGTCCGGAGCTTTTGCCCCTATGTGTTTGTGAACAAGAAGGGAACGGACCGGAACTATCGGTTCGACAGGGCGTGGGGTACGGCCTGCAGGAAGGCCGGGGTGGACCGGCTCTTTCACGACCTGAGGCGGACATCCATCCGCAACATGGTGCGCTCCGGGGTTCCAGAGGGGATCGCCATGAAGGTCTCGGGGCATAAGACGCGGTCGGTCTTCGAGCGGTACAATATTGTCAACGATGAAGACCTAAGGAGGGCTGCAATGCAGCAGGAGGCGTACCTGGAAAGGCAGTCTGAGCACAGGTCAGACACAATCACAGACACAGTTTCAGACACAATGTCCAAAAAGAAACGAAAAAGGGGTTAA